CCACAAGTACCAGAACAAATACGGACAAAATCCAGGGGTTATCAAGGCTGAAGGGAAGGAAACTAAGTTCGGCAGTAAGTACATGAAGGACAAAGAGAGAGGCAAGAAAACTGTCGTTAACTACGAGGATGCGAAATATGTGGATCTCACTGGATGTCTCGCTTGGAGGAGCAGGGACAATGATTACCACCTGTACTTTGAAGATACAGCATTTTGCCCTAACTCCAAGGAGGCCATCCAACACGTGCACACTCTCCCCAAATCTTCCACCAACCAACTTCTATACATGCTTAAGGCTAGCGAAATCATCGATCTCAAGAAGTGCAAGGACGAGTTAAGCAAGAGAGAAGAGAGTTGGGAACACTTCTTCAGAGTGGGATTCAAATGTGAGGCTGCCAAAAGCTCCTCTCGCCTATTCTTTATCGGAAATCAGGTAGACAAGATCTTATTTCAGGAATTAGAGGAGAACATTGGAGCCTTCGTAGTTAACTCGGACGGGATAGCTATAGGCATGAGCGAAACGAAACTCATCAAAAAGCTGTCAGACATGAACACCATGGGCTTCAGAGTGGGATTTGATGAAGGAAAGGGATTTGTCAGCTTTGACATCAAAGCATGGAGCCCTCATATGAACAGAAGATTTCAAGATGACCAGTTCAAGTTCTGGAGCATGATATTCAACCAACCACATGTTGCCAACCTTCAGAAGATTTATGATGATGCTACAATCTTTCTATCCACCCTTAGCTGGTTCTCCATGTACAAACTCAAAGGATGCAACCTCGAGGGGATGAATGGCAAGATGCTAACCTATGGGCATGAATCAGTTATGGGTTACGCTGTCTACAAAGCCAAGAAGGCTGGAATCTTCGAACGGAAAGACACAGTAGCTCTCCTCGTGCTGATAGATGATGGATTGGCCTCGATCATCGCCAAGCGCAGTGAATTGCCAAAGAAAGTGTCTCAGTTCGCTAAGTTCTCCTTAGAGGTCTATAAATCAATGGGATTGGAAATGAAGCTTAACAAGTGCTTTGTGTCGGACAGGTTTAGCATCTTCCTTAACCTGCTGCACTTTGGAGGGGCCAAGCTGCTCAATGCAGGCAAGGTTTTCATCAAGCTCGGAATCACAAACAAAGGTGAGCACCTCTCTATGCCTGAAAGATTGCGCGAAGTCAACTCGTGGAGTTTGAGCTTCAATAAGAATGGGGGCAATTGGATCATTAGTCA